GGTGATACGGACGGCTCTTTCTTTAATATCCCGTTACTAGGAGGCAAATAATGGAACAAGCAAAGTCACTCGCAGCATCATGGGCTCGATCATTCTTAGCAGCTGCATTAGCGCTATACATGGCAGGGGTAACTGATCCTAAGACATTAGCAATGGCCGGAGGCGCAGCACTAGCACCTGTCATTCTTCGCTGGCTTAATCCAAATGACGCATCCTTTGGCGTAAATAAAAAGTGACACAGGAAAACTTCTTCACCCTTTACTTTGCCAGCCTTGCCGTGATCGGTGGACTTGCAGGTTACGTCATCACGCATCTACTGTCTGAGATTAAGCGACTCAACTCGCGTGTCGATGAGATCTATAACATACTCTTAGAGCGATAATTTTTGCTATGGCAAGAAAAAGAGTTATTGATCTCGATACATACAACGCATTAGATGCTTATTGCATTGCTCTGAATGAGTACTTTAAGTCATTGAAAAAGGCAGGCTTTAGCGAAGATATGGCCTTTTGGCTTCTCCTTGATCGAGACTCTTATCCTGATTGGATCTTGCCATCGATCCCCGACCGAGTGGATCGCATACCCTACGAGGACGACGACGAGGATTAATGAAGCGCATTGTCATAGTGAGCGACCTACAGGTTCCCTTCCACGATCGACACGCAGTTAAGAATCTAGCCAGCTTTATCAGTAAGTTCAAGCCGCATGAGGTAGTAACCATCGGCGACGAGATTGACTTTAACACGATCAGCAAATGGTCGGAAGGGACGCCCGAGGCCTATGAGCAGACTCTTGGAGATGATCGCGATGAAGCTGTTCAAGTCCTTTACGACTTACAGGTTTCCCAAACCATAAGGTCTAATCACACAGACCGCCTTTACAATCAGATCATGAGGAAGATTCCCTCATTCCTATCTTTGCCTGAATTACGCTTCGAGAAGTTTATGAGATTTGATGAGCTCGGGATCACCTTTCATAAGAAGCCCTATAACATCGCGCCTAACTGGATTGCAGTTCATGGGGATCATACCCCTATTAAATCTCAAGGGGGTCTCTCAGCCCTTGAGGCGGCCCGTAGACACGGCAAGAGCGTCATCTCGGGTCATACTCACAGGGCAGGGCGTTCGTCGTTCTCAGAGGCCTCAGGAGGCCGTATAGGCCGTATCCTGCATGGCGTAGAAGTGGGAAACCTTATGGACTTTAGCAAGGCCTCATACACAAAGGGATCGGCTAATTGGCAACAGGCCTTTGCCATCATGTATGTAGACGGAAAGAATGTGCAAGTCGATCTGATCTACATCGAAAAGGATGGGACATTTGTGGTCTCAGGTAAGCGCTATGGACGACCTAGATAACGACCTAGCGCGGTCGATCGATGACCACATTGACGTTGCAGAATCGTTACCATTTCGTTATCAAAATATCCTTGACCTAGCCTAGACATCTGTCATCCTTATCTCATCGGCGAAGGGCGTCGATAAGAAAGGGCAATCATGTTCGATTCAGCATTACAGGATCTAGTGGCAATAATCGCCATATCTGCATTATGGTTCCACTTAGGCCGAATGGTCGGCATTCGCGTTGGTTATCTCAAGGGTCGCAAAGCTGTGAGAGAGTACTACGCATCTAAGGAAAGGGTTAAAGTGTGAAAGCAAGTGATTTCCTCAACGAAGCAAAGGCAACAATTCAAGATCGTGGAATGGACTACGGACACCCGTCGGACAATATGTCCCGAACAGCATGTCTTTGGTCAGCATTCCTCCAAATGCCTATTACTGACTATCAAGTGGCATCATGCATGGCATTGGTCAAGCTCGCACGAAGCATGGAGTCTGCGAAAGTCGATACATACATCGACGCTGCAGCCTATCTTGCAATAGCAGGACAACTACACACAGAGGAGAACGAGCTTTATGTTTAACCTAGAAGATTATGAGACAGTAGAAGAAAGACTTATTAAGTTTTGGAAGGATCATCCCGATGGCCAAATTCATACAAAGTTACTTGATCAGTCCGCTGGTCGTTTTATTGTTGAGGCTTCTATATTTCGTACAGAGGCGGATAACAGGCCTTGGACTACTGGACTGGCAGAAGAGACCATCCAAGGGCGCGGAGTCAATGCGACAAGTGCGCTGGAGAATTGTGAAACTAGTGCTATCGGTCGAGCGCTTGCTAACGCCGGATATGCGACAAAGGGAAAGCGTGCGTCACGAGAAGAGATGGCGAAAGTGGGTGCGGCGCAAAAGACTGTGGCACTTATAGATGAAACAAAAGCCAAGATGGCGCAGACATCGGGCGAATACATTCCCGTAGTAAAGGAGGACGATCCATGGACTATCAAACCAGCGACTATGCCGCCCACAATGGGGGAAGCTGTATCGATGGTGAAAGAGATTATTGGAGGCCAAACCGAGAAGGATATTCCGAGATGTCCTCATGGAGACATGATTTGGAAAACTGGTCAATCGGGCGCAGGTAAAGCATGGGGGCATTTTAAGTGTTCTGCATGGGTCACAGGCGAGCTGACACGATGCCCTAAGGGTGAAGATGTCATTTGGTATGAGATCAACAAAGAGACCGGGGCATGGCAACGACAGAAGGCGAGAGTCTAATGGGACGCTTACAGTTTAAGAATCAAGATGATGAGTGGGAGTCATTCCCAACAGATGAGGAGATTCAACGATCTAAAGAAGTCCAGGCAATTTTAGAAGAATTTACATTTATGACTCGGTGTTGTTTATGTAATGACTCGATTCCTGTCTCAGAGATCAAAGTCAATCTTACTAATAAGGCGTGGTCATGCAGAAAGTGTCACGCGGTCAATGGCCTCACAAAGCCGTAAATATAGAGGATTCTCGACTGAACGTGTAGTCGCCAAGTACCTATCGACTTGGTGGCCACATGCGGATATCGGTCGAGGGGCTGGAAAAGATATAACACATGTCCCGTTCGACATGGAAGTTAAGGCTAGATCGGCGTTCCAGCCTAAGGCATGGATCGATCAAGTCACCAAAAGAGCTAGCAAGTCCCAAGACTTGCCCATCGTGGTGTGTCGCTTAAATGGTCAAGGAGAAAATAGTCCACAAGACTATTTGGCCTTTATGCGACTTGGTGATTTGGTCGATCTATTGCTGAGTTCAGGTTACGGGGATTACAAGGGTGATCGCGATACACTTGAGCCTATGAGATGCAAGATGTGCGGCGCATGGGCGTTCACAGAGACTTGCAGGACATGTGAGAGTGATCCCGATGCCAACCTATGAGTTTGAGTGTGACAATGAGAAGTGCGAAAGCAATGCACGCATCGAGGAATGGCTAAGCATTACAGAGCCTCATGACCTTGAGTGCCCATTTTGCCACTCGCCTATGCATAAGGTCTACAGCTCTATAGGGGTAGCGTTTAAGGGCTCAGGCTTCTACAGTACGGACAATCGATGAAGATACTCAACCTATATGCAGGCATAGGCGGAAATAGGAAATTATGGGGCAATGATCATGAGATCACGGCTGTAGAGTTTGATCCCAAGGTAGCTGCTGTCTATGCTGACATGTTCTCTGATGATCAGGTAATCGTGGCAGATGCTCACCAATACTTACTGGATCACTTTAACGAGTTCGATTTCATTTGGTCAAGCCCACCATGTCCTAGCCATAGTCAGATGCGTAAGAACATGAGTGTAGGAGTTATGGGCTCACAGCCCTTATATCCTGACATGAAGCTCTATGAGGAGATTCTATTGCTCAAGCATTACTTTAAAGGGAAATGGGTCGTAGAGAATGTGCGTCCGTATTACGATTACTTAATAACTCCTAGCTTCACGCTAGGCCGACATCCATATTGGGCTAACTTCAAGGTAGAGCCTAAGCACTATGAAGCCGATGGCATTACACACGTTGGAGCTGCTAAGAAAATAGCTGATCGATTTGGTTATGACTTAGATGGCTATGACTTGCCGGATAAGCGAAAGGCTTTAAGAAATGCAGTTAATCCTGAAATGGGACTACACATCTTGCGACACGCCTCTGAACAGGACTTATATGAATAGCCTTGACAAGCATGGTACTCTCAGGGCTAGAGCCCATCAGGGGCTCACACCGAGCCGCTTGCGGATCGCTCGGGGGGTAGCCATCGTTATTGGGATATCTCTATCTATAGTGATGCCTCTAGATGCTAAGGCGTCAAACCATGTCATTAAAGACATCAAACACTTAGCAAAAACTACTCTTACTCATAAGCAGTACCTATGTCATAACGAGATCATCTATAGAGAATCAAGATGGAATCATAGAGCAGTAGGTAACATAGGCGGCACTAAGCAAGCCTATGGTCTATATCAGATGAAGCTCAAGAGCCTACATACATCTACTCATATCAGACAGTATTGGAAGTATTGGTACTATGTAGTCCATCGTTATGGTGTAGTAGATACTAAGACTCATGATGCTAATTATTGCAAGGCCTTACATCATCTTAAGACTAAAGGATGGCAATGAGTACAAAGCGTGGTGATCCTCGTGGTACTAGAGCATACAAGAAGCGCAGGCTTGAGATACTACAGCGCGACCAATGGTCATGCTTCTATTGTGGACAACCAGCGACAACAGTAGATCACATCATTCCTATAGTTAAAGGCGGTGATCCTATTGCATACGATAATTTGGTGAGTTGTTGTGCAAGGTGCAACTCACGCAAGGGAAGCCGATCAGAGGGCGTTTTTTTAGCACAACAGGCCAC